CACCTGTCCGGGCTGAAAGCCGCGATAGAGGGCGGTTAGGCCGCGGTAGATTCCGCCGTCGCGCTCGAACTTGATGACCGAGAGATTCGGGTCTGCGGGTTCATTCGTTACAGGATCGAATCCCAAGACCTCGTGAACGTCATAGATAGCCTCAATCGGCTGGCCTCCGGTCGGAGTGGAGATCAGACAATGGAAATTGTTCGGCGGGCATGAAATCACATGGCCGTGATGGGCCGAACTGAAGAACTTCATGTTCTCCCGGCCACCGCCGACGATCGTGCGATCAGCGCTGCAATCGATCGCTTTGCTATCAATACAGGCGTCTTGCGTTCCGCGAAGATCGCAGTCGGTGAAACGAACTTTCAGAATCGACTTTTCGAGGCTGACAAGATCGTCATTGGGGTAAGATGTGTCCCCTGCGTTGTAGTTGGTGTATCCGCCCGTCGCACGGCAGCGCGTAAAGTTGATTTCCTTCGCCGAGCCGAATGGGTTTCCATCCTTGTCGTGGCCGCTTCCGGTGCAGAGAACGCCATAAATGTCGCCCGACGAGGTAATCGGCTGGTCTCTCTGAACGTCGCAATCCGTGAAGTTGATGACGCCCGCATCTGCTCCGACGAGGTTGAACAATCCCGCCGCTACCCCAGGAGCATAAGCCCCATGAAGAAGACGGATGCGCGTCATATTGATCGTGTCGACGGTGCCGTTCTGCATTCGCAGCAGGCCGGCCATGCCGAGGGCAGTAGGTGACGTCCCCGACAGGTCCATATCGGAGAAGTCCAACTGGCCCAATGCCACGCCAGCCTTCGCGTAATAGCCTACGCCGTGGAAGTTCGGGTCTGCAATCTTGTTGCTGTACGAGAAAGAGCCCGGATTCGGGAATACCTTCACAGCCGAGATCTTCGACGGATTGCTGAGCTGCGGCGGCGCGGGCTCGATATTCGGAAAGACGGTGTAGCAATAATCCATTGCCCTAGTCCTCGGTGATCGCGCTCGTAGCACCGAAGATCGGCGTCACTCCGGTGTTGGAAATCACGATCGTTGGAGAGAGGGCGCCAGAATAAAGCAGGACGCCCGCGCCGGAACTTGCGGTCCCGATGCCGAAGAAACTCGCGGTTTGAGGCAGGTTCGTTGAATTGGACGGGGCTGAGAATGAGGTATCGGCCGCTGGCGATACGCTATTCGCCGTAACCGTAAATCCGGAACTTGATCTCGCAATGGCTTGCCGAGCATACCCCGTATAGTTGCATTCGCTCGTCGTTTGATCGCCAGCCTCGCCGGGATCGGCTGTGTGGAGCGAGACATACAGAGAACCCGCCGTCGACGAACCTCTGAGGCCAGTCGCATCGCCAATGTTTGCTGCGTTGGTGTTATTAAACAGCAACGTTAGCAAAGCTGTCTCCCAGCTATTGCTCTTGCTCATTTCGCGTCCTTCCCATCACGACCACGTTTGACCGCAAGTCTCCAACCACTTTCCGGACTATCCGGCTTCTCGCCGGCTGAGATTGCCCGCTGTGCGATCCAGAAGCTTCCGCCCCAGGTTGTGCCGTCTCCGGCTTCATATTCTTCGGTCGCTTTGTAGACGCCGCGATCGATCACCGTCGGCCACTTGAGCGTGAATGCCTTCTCGTCCTCGCCCTTGCGGAACGAGAGTTCGATCGTGCGGTCATCGTCGAGGACACAGACGTCCATATCGTCGAAGCCAAAACCGTCGCGGCCTCGCTTGCCGTCCTTGCCGTCGCGGATTCCGGTCCGGATCAGACGGCCATCCTGAAGCGTCAGGACGAGCTCGCCATTGTCCTTCAGGGCTTCGACAATTCCGGCCGCGTCTTTGCCGTCATTGCCATCTTTCGGCGTCGGAAGTTCAGCCACTGCCTTCGCGACCGCGCCCGCGACCATCTCTTCGACAAGAGAAGGCTCAACGCTTTGTCCATCATCCCCCTTCTCGCCTTTCTCGGGCTTCGGTAGAGCCTCCACGGCGACCGATACGGCCTCCCTGATGATTTCCTCGGCCTGGGGCAGAAATTCGTTCCACACAGCCTCCAGCGAAGGCGCTTGGGCATCCTCGCCCTTGTCGCCCTTGTCGCCTTTCTCTGGAGCGGGCCTCGCCTCGAGCTTGGTGAGCCTTTCCCGCAATTCCGCATTCTCGGCCTTCAACGAAGCAACTTCGCGCTCGAGATAGCTCTTTACCTGAGCGACGATTGTCTCGCCGAGTTGCTGACCGTCAAACATCGGCAAAACCCTTCGTTACGGTCGCCAGGAGTTTCATTGCTTCTTGGGCTGCGGCGTTGTCGTTCGCGGCAGGATCTGGAGCAGGCTTCGCGGTGCCGAACGGATCGTCCTTGGCATCGCGCTTCGCCAGAGCCTCCAGCGAATAATTCTGTTGCTGCAAGTAAACGGCGTTGCCACCCTTCGTCGGGGCATATCCGAGCTTCTGACGGATCTCGTCGACCTCGAGCTTGCCCTGAGCCTTGTCGAGCATCTCCATCTGAGTAACGCTGTCCATGCGGAGCAGGTTGTCGACGTCGAACTCGGTCCCATAGGTCACGCCGTTCGTGACGGTTCCCTCGCCAATGCCGAGCCCTTCGTCGAGACAGAGCTCGATGCTCTCGATGAGCGCCTGGAGGCACTGGGAATAATATTCGACGTTGAGCGACTGAATGTTCGCGTAGGTCGGGAGTGTGCCGCCGATCTTGTACGGCGGGACGTGATAGGTCGAGCAGATGACTTCAGCGGTGTATTTCAGTTGCTCGATCAACTGCGCTTCGTCTGACGTCATGGTCAGCGATTCGAACTTCGCGCCTTCACCGAGAATGGCGATCTTGGCCGCTCCGCTCGGCCCGGAATATTTCTCCTGCCAATCCTCCTTCAGGCGCTTCGCATCGTCGGCAGGTATCTTGCCTGGGAACGTCAGAAGGCCACCGGGACGGACGCCGTTCGCCGCGAGACGCGCGCTCGATCGCTGAATGTTCGTTCCCTGCGTTGCCGCGAGAGCCGAAGCATACAGTGGAGAAATGCCAACAAGAGGATGGAACAGGCAGTTGAAGCGGTCGTGGATGATCCCGCGCGCCGGGACGATCGCCTGAACCTCTTCAAGTCCAGAGAGATTGTCCTTCGCAAGCTGATAGAAGACCTGCCCGTCATCAGAAACGAGCGGCGTCACCCGGTCAGGGTTCAGCACATAGAGCCCTGTTACAACTCCCCGTCCGTCGCGGGCCTTCAGAATGTAAGCGTTGCCCCTCGCGAGCTTGGAATTGACCCAACTTTCGAAGAACTGGATGCGGTTCTGAAAGTTGTTGGGTTTGCGAAGAACCGGAGAGAATGCGGGGCTCGTCGTCTCCTGCCAAACGTCGCCCTTCTGAGCGACGAGCTTAACCCTGAGCTTTGCGACGTCGGAACAGATAAGCGTATGGCAAGCGAAGACTGCATGGAACGCGAGACAAGTGTCGGGCGAAAGCTCCTCGAGGTTTTTTTGCCAAGCCCCTGAGAAGGGCTCGCGGATAAGCCCAATCCAGCCGCCGCGCGTATTGGCGGGCGCCGAAAGCGTCTTCTCCTGTCGCGAGATTTCGAAGCCGAACAGCTTCATTCGCTTAGGCTCACGTCTTGACCGTTCACCGCGAACTCAACAGTCACCGTCGGCAAGTCGCTGATGCCGTTATCAACAACGCAGCGCCTTTGGCTCGGCAGCGGAACGCCTGTGTTCGCATCGCAAAGCGCATAAGCCTTGCCGCCGGGGACAGCAGGAGCGTCGATCAGCTTAACGACAAACCTCATGCGGCCTCCCTCTCTGCGATGCGATAATTGCGCTTGGTGTATGGAAAGACGTCCTTGAACTCCCACGGCTTTCTCTTGCCGGGAAAGAACAGGATCGTCGGGTTAACCTTCATCCAGCGCTTCAAATATTGGTCGAAATGCCAAATGCCGTCGTTCTCGTCCCAAGTCGCTTCATTCGGCCCGAGGCAATGGGCAATCCATGCCTGGTCTGAGCCGTGAAAGGCTTCTCCCGAAGCATCGGCTCCGGCTTGGTCGAAACGGTCGTAAACCTGCGGGCGGGCTCCGGCCGTTATTAGCTGGAGGCTGCCATTATATGGGCGGGTCGGATGCGTCCCCTTGTAGATGACGAAATCCTCGCGCCGACTAAGTATCGGAGCCAAGTCGCCGCCAATGATGCAATCCAGATCGAATGATGCGATGCGCTTGCCGCCAAATATCTTCGCTGCATCTTTTCGGTAAAGTGACAGCCTGCGAAAACAGTTCGGCTTATGCGGTCCCCATCGCGGCTTAATGTCGGCGAAGTCAGTCGGAAGAGGAATGATATCGACATTCGGATCTATGCCCTCGGGCATGTCGGTGACACACGCTAGGCTGAACCGCACCGAACAGTTGCGCCGAACCATCGACGCGAAAATATTTACGTGCTTGGCTGTGTAGGCGATCCTAACCCCCGGCTGATTCCACAGCCAGCAAATTATTCGGATCACAGAGCGCCTTGGTCTCTCAGATAGCAGAACAATGGAGCGTAGCGGGTCCGGAAGTCGGCTCGCTTCTCCCAAAGGTACCGCCACTTCGGAAGGATTGCGTCGGGCGCGTCCGCGTAGATATCCGCTAGGAAACTGACGGCCAATTCGGGCTCGCCAATGTCGCAGACGAACATCGTCAAGCCACAACGGAAGAGGTCAAGCTTCTCGGCCGGCACGAACTTATGCCAATAATACCAAGCCGCTCCTATTTCGGCCGGCGTCCATGTCCCGAGGTCGAGAGACGACATAGCAACTTCTCGGCGCGTCCATTGCGACTTGATGCGGAAAACTAAAGTCGTCCCGGGAACCACGGCCTCGACGACCTCGAGGTGATCCCTGAGCCTATAGAGGCAAGCAGGGATCTCATAGCTCGGAAAGTGGCAGAAATCCTGCCACGCCATGATTGCTCCGGGCTGGAGCGCATCCTTCAACGTCGTCAGCACAGAAGAGATCGCAGGAACCCGCTTCGGGGCGTCCGTCACGAGCAGAGCGATCGGCCCGCCCGTCCATTGCATCGCTTCAATTTGGCCGGGATGAGGTTCAACGAAATCATTCAGCGGCCCGAGGTTTTCCTTGAACGTCTCAAGGCATGGTCCGACCGGAACCTTGTCGATATTATGCTTGTCGTAGAAGGCTTTTACCTTCTCGATATGCCCACCCTTCGATTTGAAGCAGTCGTAGACGTGAACCTTCTGACGAACTCCAGCGTCACGAATGCCAGCAGCGATATAGGCGGTCGAAGCACCCATCCACGCGCCGAGCTCGACAATCGCGCCGCTCCCCGCCGCTTCTTTTGCGAGCCGGTAATAGCATTCGCGTTCAGCATCGGTCGTCATTGCCGGGATTGGCGGTCCAGTATCGATCACCTGGAACAAAGGCTTACGCTCCACCACGCCAGCTTCGTTCATGCCATTGCTTTCAAAAAAATGTCACGAACCCGCCGCCAATCAGGCCGCTCAGCGTGTTCCCAAGCATCAATGTGCGGATAACCTACAATCCGGCAGACTGCGGCTTTCGCTGTATCCAAAGATACCGTGTCGCTTGGCCCGAGCATCGCAGCCCCGCTGCGAAGCGGACGCGCCGCGCGCTCAAGCGCTCCCGTCGCCGACCATCTGTCCGTCCACGCTATGCTCGGCGACCCCTCCGCATGGCGCGAATAAGTGCGCTCACCGCTCATTAGGCTTGCTGCGCGTCTGAGAATGTCGCGAGCCTGTGCCTGCACAAAATCTCCCCTGCGATGCGTTCGAGCCCAAGAACCTGAGCCATCGCGAGCCTGTGGTTTCCCTGGTTGCCAATGAAGACCTCGCCGTCGCGGCCGATCAGGAAGACTGGAAGCGGGCAATCCTCGCGGAAGCCTTTGCGCTTGAGCGCTTCGAACATTCCATCAACTCGGCTGTAATATTGGGCGAGCAACGCTTCCATCGTCGGCTCGCCCCGGACTGTCTCGCCGCTTTCAAATCTTCGTCGATAAGTGTCGGCGAACAGGTCCGTCTCTTCCCAACGCTTGCCGTCTCGGTAGCGCTGGAGAATCGCTCTGTGCTTTACTGCTGCTGAGAGCGGATAACGCCTTTCAATATCCCAGTCGCCGCCCATTTCGCCCCTGAGGTCATCATGTGGCGTGATCTTGAAGCGGATTAAGGCCGGATCGACCCAGTTAGACACGACCGCGATAGTCGATTGCAAGCGTAGCCACGGCCAATAAAAGGAAAATCATCGCAGCGCCTTGCTTCAGCGGAAGAACGCCCAACTCGCCAAGTAATGCCGTGAGCAGGCAGGCGAAAATGAGCAGCCTCATCAACGCTCCCCTACCACTATTTCGTCGCCCTCGAGCACTTGCGCCGTAATGCCGTATCCGTGGCGCTCAAGAAGCTCGACCATGCCCTCGGAGGCTGCGTAGCGGTTCATATCGCCTAGAGGCTCGTCAGGCGTTCCAGCCCTCCAGCGCTCGGCGCGGTTGCGGTTGCCACAAAGAACGACCTTCGGAACTTTCTGAGAAACCTTCGCGAAGATGCGGTCTAGCTCTTCACCGAGATAATAGATCACCCGCACGGCAACCAGCGTGTCGACGCCGTTCAAAAGGTCTAAGCGATTGCCAATGCGATCGTTCACGAATGTCGGCGCCGTGAAATGGTTCACGCCAGCAAGCCAGCGCGAATATAGGTTCGCTGCGGCCTCGTGCCTCTCTTCGCTCTTTTCAATTGCAGTGACTTGCTTGCCCTGCCTCGCGAGGAGGAGGGAAAGCACGCCCTCGGCTGATCCGATCTCGAGGATACGATTGCCAGCGATGAAGGGAAGCAAGCGCGTGTATTTGCTCGGAACCTCGCCGCGGAGGATCGCGTCCTCATTCTTGCGATAGGCGAGGCTGTGTGTCACTTGGCTTTCTTTGCCACTTTCTTCTTCGCGGGCTTGCGTTTTGCAGCCGCCTTTGGCGGCGCAGGTGCGTTCGGGATCAGCCTTCCGGAACCGTCAGCATCGCGTGGCCCGATCGCTCCGAGCGCCGTGAAGAGCCGAGCGCTCGATCCGTCCATATCGACGGGATCGCCGGCCCTGAGCATCCTCGTTCCATACCGGAAGTCCTTGAGAGCCGTGAATTGCTTCGTCGCCATGTAATGCTCTCCTTGAAAAGAGTGGGGCGGACCTCGGACGAGGCAAGATCCGCCCCTACGACCGAGGCTAGCTCAGGTCGTTCACAGAGCCGCCCCACACGTTGCCGGTGAGGTAAGCAACCGCAGTCGTGCGGCGCTTGGCCCAGTTCAGTATGCGCTCACAACGGAAGCCGACGGCGTTGTTCTGCCATAGCGAGACAAGCGAAGTTGCCGTCGGAGTGGAGACGTCGTTCGTCGGATTGTCGAGCATCTGGAGCGAGGCTTCGCGGCTGACGTCGACCATGAACCCGCCATCGTCGCCGAGATAAATCTCGCTTTCCTGAACGGCGATAATGGTCCCGGAGGTCACTACCTGAGAAGTTACGACATTCAGGCCAGGGAACAGCGAGCCGCCGCCCATGCTGATGTTCGGGAACTCGGGCTGACCGAGGGCATTGACGAGCATCCCGGCCGCAAGAGCATCCGTCGCACGCATGATGAGCGTGATCGATGAGCCCTGCTGATTAGCCACAATGAACTCATTGATGAGCGAACGTAGGTCGGCACGAATGTCCGACGCATCGCCAGTCCCCGAAGCCGCACCATGAGCAGCGCCGTTCGTGATCGACGCCGGTTTCACTCCACTCGTTCCCGAGTTCGCGGGATCGAGGAAGTCGGTATCGATCATCTGAGTGAGCGCATTCGCCATTTCGTCACGCACAAGCGTTTCCGCGCTGTACGATTCGCGACGAAGCAGATCCTCGGTCAGAACGACGATGTTGGCGCACTTCAGCGGAGGAAGCGTCGTCTTGTCGAAGTTGAACGAGGTTAGCGGCTTGGGCTTGCCTTCCCCGACCCATCCGCCGCCGCCGGCGCTCGTCGAGCTTCCGAGAGCGGTATCGAATGGGACATTGCGGAGATTGAGCTTGCCGAGCACGGTCTGAGGGCGAAGGAACTGAGCGAAGTCGGCAAACGCGCCGCCTTCAGTCAGCACCAAGTCAGCGGCCCAGTTGCCTGAGATCGCCGAACCCGCAACGACATTGGCCTTCTGGACAGCCTCGAAACCGGGAAACTCGAACTTGTCGGTTCCCTTGAGATCGATGGCCTTCAGGACGCCAACCGCATCGCTGTCCTCGCCGTAGCGATTGGATGCAATACGGATCGCGCGGCCGATATCGCCCTTCGCGGCGCCCATGCTCTTGACGAGGCGGGCAAATGCGATGCCCTTCTCGAGCTTTTCAGGAGCCTTGACGACGATCTTGCCCTCGCGGGAAGCCGAGCCCTCGTCCGATGATTTGCCAGCGACCGGAGCCGCACCAATGCCCGCCGACTTCTCGACGCGGTTCAGGCGAGTCAGGTGCTTGTCGATCGCGTCGATTTCGTCGGAGAGTGTGTCGAACTCTTCCTGCTGCTGCTCGTCGAGGGTCTCACCCTTCTCCGAAGCTGCATCCATAATCGACTTCTGCGCCGCCGCCTTGACAGCGCGCTGCTCGGTAAAAGCAGTAATCTGCTCTGCGTAGTTCATGTTGGGTTCCTTCGGGCGCCCCGAAGGGCGCGCAGGGACGGGACGTCTCGCGACGTGCCTGTCTGGTGAGCCTATTTCCTCGCCGGATGAATCCGACGAATGACGAAAGGAGCCCGGTCGCGGGCAGGTGCATCCAGCTTGACGACGACGGTCTTCTTGCCAGGCGCGGCATCTTCCGTCGGCTTCACTGGAATTTCGGGATCGGGAACGCCGGCCGCATGGCGGGCTTCGGCGTCCACCGCCTTAATGATGTCGAGATCCGTTGCGCCGTACAGGCTCTTCACGCCTGAAATCAGTGCTTCGGCGTTGGCTGGGATGGTGACTCCAGAAAGTTCGAATACCTCCGTCTCGATGAAACGGATACCGTTGCTCTCTTCCATGAAGGCATATTCGATTGGCCGGAATCCTATCGATACGGCGCGCACCAATCCTGTCTTCACCGAATCCCATGCCATCTGAAGGCGGTCCTTCAGCGAAGGAGAATCGACCGTGCCGGGATCCACGAATTTCGCCGTGAAGGTGATCCCGTTCTTCGTCGGCTTGTCGAAGTTCACCGTTCCGACCGGCGATTCATGATCGTGCTGCCAAAGGAATGGCATCGGGTTCTTGAACTGGACCCCGAGCGGCTCGATGATGTCGCCGATGCGATCGACGGTAGGAGTTGTTGCAACGCCGCTGATCGTGCGAGTACCGTCGTCAACCGATTTTACTTCGAATGTCGAATAGGCGCGATTGTGCATCGTTCGCCTCCTTCAGATGATGAGCATTTCGTACGATGCGCGGGCGCCTTCGAAGGAAGCTGCCGCGCCAACGGCCATGCAAAGAGCTATCGCCGCGTCGATCTTGTTCGTTGCCCGCTCCTTGGCGAGCCAGTAATTGCCCCACCGATCCTCATCCGTGACCGCCGACATCATCGCCGAGATGGTCACTGGGTTCTTCTGGATCCTGAGCCGCCCCTCTAAAATAAGCTGCTCGACGTGACGGACGCTCATCGGCATCCACAAACCTTCAGGCTCCCGATCGTTCGCCTTAGCCGCGGCTTTCATTGCCTCGGTCGGCTTGCCCTTCTTCGTTCCGCCTTGCGGATGCTCGACGCATTCAATGTCGAGTCCGAGCTCGCGCATTTCAGGCTCGAGCATTCGGCTGAAGGCGTAGCGATCATAGGAAAGGCACTGAACGTTAAAATCGTGCTGAGCTTCCGCGAGTGCTTGCGCGACGTGCCGATAGTTGATGCTCTTGCCCTTCGGCGCGTTCAGATAGCCCGCCTTGACCCAATCCTCGTAAGGCAGCTTGTCAGCTAGAGCCCGCGCAGCGATCGTGTCTCTAGGCGTCCAAGCCTGAACCCACGCATCGTAGATCGGCTTGCCCTTATGCTCGCCGTCCTCGACCGTTCCAGACTGGACGCAATACCCAAGCGCTGTGATGTCCTTCACCTGGCTAAGGTCGGCGCCGATGAAAACCGGCTTGCCTTGGTGTTCGTCCAAGGGCTCGAAGTCGACGATGCAAGGCTCTAAAGCCGTCCTCGTCATCCACGCCGTCTCTGCGTCCGTCCACTGGCAGAAATGAAGCCTGAGAATGTTGTTCAGCTTCCCCGGCATGGCCTTGGCCTGAGAAACCACTCCGGCGAGATACTCCTCAGTGATCGTGATGCCGAGCAGCGGGTTCGCCTTCACCCAACAACTCGGGTCGGTTAGCGGGTCATCTCCTTCGTCCAGAGCGCAAACGTAGCTGAATGTCGTGTCGTCGATCGGCTCGCCGAGATAGTAGGCATCCCCATCCCGAGCGTTGAGATTGCCGGCCGCCACTTTGACGGCGTGTTCGTGCTCTTCCCAACAAATCGAATTGCGATCCGACCCGCTGTTGGTCGTCATCAGGAGCAGGGGTTGTCGCCTGAACTTGAACCCGCGCTCGAGCATTTCCATGACGCCGCGGTCAGGATGCTCGTGGACCTCATCGCAAAGCGCCATGTGCGGGCGTGGACCAGATCCGGTTTTCTTCGCTTCCCGGCTGATTGGCCGGAAGAACGATCCGGTTCGAAGGAACGCGAGATTGTATTCCCGCCCCGGCCCGCCGCTCGGCGTCAACCGGCTCGCGAGCTCCGGAGATTGGTTCCGCATCTTCACCGCATCGCGGAAAAGAATGCCCGCCTGGTCCTTTGTGGCGCCGGCCGCGTAAATCTCGGCTCCGGCTTCGCCGTCCGCGGTCAGGCCCTTCAACCCGATCCCGCCAACTAGCGGCGATTTGCCGTTACCCTTGCCTTCTTCGATGTAGGCCCGTCTGAAACGCCTGTTTCCGTCGGCACGTTTCCAGCCGAACAAGGATCCGACGATGAACGCCTGCGACGGATGCAAGTTGAAGGGGATGCCTTCGAACTGCCCCTCGCTCAGTTTCAGCTTCTCTTCGAAAAACCGATACGCGCTGGAAGACGCCTCATCGTCGAACCATAGTCCACGATCGCCGCCGCGCTTCAAATCATCGATATGGCGCCGGCAAGCGTTGCGAACATGCGGCCCCGCAACGATTTCGCCAGCAATGACCCGCCTTGCGTAGTCCGTCGCCCGATCAGGCGTCGAACAGCGGATCCGTTTCGTCGCCATCTTCGCTTATGTTCAGTTTGCTCTCGTCGGTCGGTGTCGCACCGAGCTTACTGAGACAAACCTGTAGAAGACTGAGGGCCGTAATACCCACGTCCTCACCATCGATCATCCGACCCCTGATGATGGCCGCTACCTCAACCAAAGTCCTGTGCCCCTCAGTTAACCAGGGCAGTTCCCGCTTGAAACCTTCCCACGCTTCGATCGCGCCGTCTTTTAGGTGCTTCGATGCCTTTCCGAGCCTTGGAAGGACTGGTGATTTGCGTTTGGAATGACGACCAGGATTCTTGACGGCCGCCCCAGTCGCGGCAGCTTTCGCTACCGGCAGTCGCGGATTAGCCATTGGTTGAACTCTCAAATGTGGAAGTGTGTTATTTTGGTCGTGTGCGGTTTCCAGGCGCGGCGCCGCAAAGTCTGGGACGCCCCCCCCTCTATGTGCTGAGCAAACGTGAGATCAGCACTCCGAGGATTGCACCGAAAGCGACAAGACCGATGATGGCTAGCGCAATTGCTACGCTATGCATTGCCAACATGAGTGATCTCGATTGTCGTTGGTGAGACTGTGCCAGCGAGCTTGAGCAAGCGCACGGTCAGCCACATGCGGAAGCCGAACATGAAGGGCAGCTTGAGTGTAATCTTGATCTGCTTCGTGTCGACGGTCATCACGCGATCGGCCATCCGTCTGGTCCTATCTCTTGCTTCAGCTTATGCCCGAACTGTTCTGCCGTGCGCTTCTTGTGGTGATCGTGGCACAGGTTCCGCGTGTTGTCGTCTTCATCGCTACCGCCATGCTTAAGCGGGACAATGTGATCGACTACATCAGCAGCTTGGGTTCTGCCTTCGGCTTCGCAGTCCTCGCATAGTCCATAGGTGCGGCTCATGCGGCGAGCGCGTTGCTTCACCGCTGCTCTGCCTCGTAGACGCTCAGCCATGCGGTAATGGACGCAGACATACCCAAGGCAGACAGTCGCGGATGGGCTTCTCAGCGAACCATGTTACGTTCGCGTACTGTCCCCTGACTGACGTTGCCAGACCGAGCGGGCTTCCACTCCTTAGATGAACAAAATCGCCGGGAATAACGGGCTCGTGATTGGCGCGCTCGACAACGATTAGATCGGTCATGGCACGACCTCATAGGATCGACGGATGCGCGTAAGGGGGAACACACAACACCCGCCGAACTGGTTACGCGACTGGGAGAGCCAACTCCCTAGCCGCCGCCGCCTCTTCAGGCGTATCGTATCTTCCGACTATCGTTCGTCTGTGGTTGCGCCTGAAATTGGCAACCCATTTCCCACGATCGGGATGGACGCCGATATAGCCGGATTTGTTGCAAGCCATCGGGCCGCGGTTCTGCGCGTTCTCCAACAGCGTCGAAGCCCTTAGATTGTCGGGTCTGTTGTCGCCGGTATTTCGGTTGATGTGATCGACGTGCTCGGGCTCGAACCCATGCACCATCTTGAAGACCACGCGATGCGCTTTGTATTGACGACCGAACAACAATCCTACCCTGTATCCCTTGCGGGCAACTGCGGTGAACGCCTCCTTGCCAGCGTAATTCGTACTCCACCGCTGATTGTCGGGACGCTCACGCCAATAGAGGCGACCTGTTGCCGGATCGAGCTTCAAAAGGCGGTGAAGGGCAATTATATACTTGACAAAGCAAGCCTGATTGCCGCATAGACGCGGGAGAAGGGGTTGTGTGATGCAGTTGCTTTCAACGCGTTTCGACGGGCTCGGTATTGAGCTGACATACGCAGATAATCCTGATCTAGACGCCGCAACGACCGTCTTACGAGTGCGGCTTCCGAGGGAGGCAGAGAGCAATAAGTCGCTCGCTTGGCACCGTTACTGGGCACTAGGCGACCTCCAAGAAATCGTTCGCGAGCTGCGCGATGCAGACCGCGACATTGTTGAGAAGAACTCGTGATGGAAGACATTCTCGCCCCTCGCTACATCGACCCCGTAGCCGCTCGTAAGCATCTGGAAGCGCTCCGATGGGGCGACATTCCTGAGTGCGTGCATTGCGGCTCGGCAGACGTGACGCGCCTTGAGGGCAAGAAGCACCGCGACGGACTGCTCCAGTGCAACAAGTGCCGTGAGCAGTTCACCGTTACGGTTGGCACCGTCTTTGAGCGTTCAAAAATTCCGTTGAACAAATGGCTGCTGTGCAACCATCTGCTGGTGTCATCCAAGAAGGGCATCTCTGCCCATCAGATCCACCGCATGCTCGGCGTGACCTACAAGACCGCGTGGTTCATGTGCCACCGCCTGCGCGAGGCCATGAAGGACAACGGCGGACCGCTGGGCGGACCCGGAAAAACCGTTGAAGCCGACGAGACTTTTGTTGGCGGCAAGCAGAAGAACCGCGCCTATCGCAAGCCCGCGCCCAAGAATATCGTTCTAAGCCTTGTCGAGCGCGACGGTCGCGCC